ATTTGTTGATGTAAGGATATCTTCTTCTTTTGCTGTCATATATTTGACTTCTATTGTTCCACTACGCAAAGGACTATCTTCGGGATATAACAATCCCTTTGATGGTAAAGATAATTCTTCAGTAGGAAACGCGTACTGATTCTCAGCCATTTTTATCTCCTATGAACTTTGAAATTAAAACCATATATAATAATTATGTTATAACCTAATAAAAACTTGAATTATTTTATTTTTTGTTCCCTAATACTTTTTCTGCACCTGCGATACCAAAACTACCTAAAGTAGTAAATAAGAATGAATTGTAAACAACATCATTGATAACTAAATCTTTACCCATGATACCAGTTACAACATCCGCACCTGCAAAGATAACCATTATTGTGAATGCTCCAAAACCAATTATTGATTTCTCATTGTAATTATTGTCATCTTTAAAAATTTCCCACATTTTCATCTGTCCTCCAGTCTTAGAATGATAACACAGCAAAATCGTAACGAAGTGTTAACGATATATCTGCCACATCAGTTCCGTTAGCGAAATCTAAATCATTAAAATTAGCAGTTTGAATAAATGCACCATGTAATGTCCACTCTTCAACTTTATCACCAACAGGACCTAAAAGGTTAAACTTGATTTCTTTCTTATAAAAATCAGAATAACCATCACGACCTGTAACTGATTCGTGGTGTAATCTTACCCACTCCATAACTGCCTGTGCTCCACTTGGAACGATTGGGTCGTATAGAGTAATTTCTAATGGTTCCCAAGTACCTTTACCTTTAAGGTATCTCTTAACATTAATATGATTTAATTCAATTTCCTCAAAAGTAATTTGTGGTCTATTTGCAGTTTTTACAAAATAACTTTCTATACCATCAATATACATAATGAACCTATTCTTTGTTTTAGGTTCAAAGGTTTTGAAAAATATTTCATCAGTTCCTAATATATCGGCCATGTGTTTTCTCCTAATAGTTTGCCGTTTTTTACTTCGATAATAAATATCTACTTTTTAAAAAAGATGTATTTCTTCATAATCTTTTTCGAAGTTTTTTAGAAGTTTTTTAAAAAAAGACTTGACTTGTATAGTATTTTAGTGTTATATTTAGGTGTTGATTGAAGTGATATAACGATGAGTACTTTTAAAAACGAGTTATCAAATCAATTGAACAAACCGATGACGGATGTTGAGAGAAATTAATCACTTCTCGAGTCTAATGGTGTTCCGAGATTGAAAGGATTGATTACCTGAGTAAATCGATGTTGAAGAACGAGAAGAGCTGTGGGGTTCAAATCCCCACCATCGGACAAAAAAAAATTAAAAAAAGACTTGACATTGATATAGAATATTGGTATATTATAGTGTAAGTTAATTGATAGAAAGGATGAATTATGGATTATATGATGACGGAAAATGAACAAACATTAATGAATGAAGCTCAGGCTAATTTCGATAACTATATGATAGGTTGTATAGTTGGATTTTTAAATATGAACAATGTAGGTGAGTTTATACACAATCCTACTGAAGAAACAGTCTATGATAATGTTGAGGGTTATTACTTAACTTATGATGAAGTAAGAACATTAGGTGATGACCACAATTTTAATCTACAGAATTATGTATTATATGTAAGGAGCAAACAAAATGGCTAAAGATGCTAACAGATTTTGGGTAAATGCTTGTATTGAGATATATGTACCAGACCAAGGGTTTGGTGAAAAAGCTATGAAGAATGAAGAATTAGATGCTCAATGGTTTGCCAATGAGATTTCTTCACAGATACCAAAAGCTATTAACAAGAATTTTAGATTTTCTGAAAGACCATACTCAGTAAATGATGTTATGGTTGGTAAAATAGAAAAAGGTTAAAAAAAGACTTGACTTTTATTACAAGATTGTGTATATTATAGGGTAAGAAAAAGGAAATAAATAATGTTTTAAGGTACTTAATATAATGTGGGTTTTCGGTGACTACAGATTTGGAACCGAATGGGTTATGTAGAGTTTCACGATATTAGAAACAACCCTTGTGAGTTAGGTGGTTAAACTCTCAAAATTTTTTCTATGTTCATTAGTTGACCTCCTAAAAAGAAAAACCCCCACTCGAATTTGAATGGGGGTTTTTTGTTATAAGTAACTTTATAAGTTAAACTTATTCAGGAAATGCTGCTCCTGTCGGTTGTATTACGAAGTCAAGTACGATGAACTCGGCAGTTCTTGTAGGTTGGATAAATATCTGTCCTACTAACTGATTTCTATCAACAACATCTGGTGTGTTGTTTGATTCATCCATCACAACTTTAAACGCACTTAAACCACTATTTGATTGTACACTCGCCAAGAAAGGATTAACGATTCCTAAGAATCTGTTTCTTGTTGCGGCGGTGTTCTGTTCAAATACTAAGTATCTTGAAGAAGAAGCAATAAACTTACGAAGTCTAATTAACAATCTTCTTACATTGATTCTATCAAGTGCAGATGGTTTTCCTTGTAATGTTTTTTGTCCAAACACTACAACACCTTGACCTGGAAATGAAGCGATAGGATTAATTCTACCCTCATACAAGTCATCTCTTTCTGTATGAGTTAGTCTTGTTTTAGCTTCTAAAACAGAACTTAATCCACCTCTATTTAAACCAGCTGGTGCGAACCACTCATGTGCTACACTATCTGTGAAACTAATCACACCAGGTATCACTACTGATGGTGGAACCCATTTTGGTTTATTTTTAACTTCATCAAGTATTTTCACCCAAGGATAATAAGTAGCCGCGTAATTTGTATCAAGTGTATTTATATCACTTAATGAATTCGCAACACTTCTTCCCCATCTTGAACCATCCATTACATAGAATGCATCGGCTCTGGCTTCTACTTTACTGATACCATGATTAGTAACTGAATTATGATATTCATGAATAATACCAGGTGTTACTAATAAATTGATATCAAACTCATCAGGATTAGAGATAGCGTTTATAGCTCTCTTGAATGCAATTGAACCACTTGCGTTGGCTCCACTACAATCAAATCCCATAGTGTTAGTAGCTGAAATATCATTACCTGTCGCTTTTAGTATTGTTGGGTCATCTCCATCAAATCCACCTTGTAATGGTGCAACAAATTTTCTTTGTGCTTTTGCAGATAACGCAAGAGTAATCGCCTCAGCGGCTGTTGATTCTTGTGTATCTCCAAGAGTAGTTGCATCATCAGAACCTAACATATTCTCAAGTGAGAAAACAACATTACTACCAGTACCAGCACTTGCAGGTATTGGTGATAAATATTGTTTATTATCATCATTTGAGAAATCCCAACCATAGTAAACATTGGAATCAAACACACCAAGTGTATTTGTTTGTGCGGTTACGAAACTAGCTGATGGTGTTGCACTTCCACCTAAGACTGGAACTGATGCTCCTTGGAATCCATGTGGTAACAACGACTCATCGATACCCTCAAGATTTGATTCATAATCAGATATGTAAATATGTACAGATTTGTTTGGATAATCACCATTGTATGTTAATTTTCCATTTGAATCTATTGTTACATATCTATCACCAATCGCTCTCGGTAGGTAATTGATATTATCAGGGTCAAAACTTAGATTAGTGAATTCTTCAAGAACTTCACCATCATTGTTTTCTCCTGGATTGTTTCTTAAAACTCTTAATGCAAATGAACCATAATCACTACCTGGTACTGAACCAGCCGCAACTAAATCTGCTATACCGATTTTGAAATCATCGTTTACATTTGTTCCATGTGAACGAGTTTTAACTTTAAATAATGATTTTCTTTTTCCACCACTTAGCTGTGAAACAAAGGTTGGTGATGCCGCTTCGGCGTAATCGGTAGTTAAATCCTCACCATTTGCTGTAGATGCAGAAACTATACTCATAGAAACATTTGCATCAAACCCATTTGAACTTTGGAACTTCTTAAAGTTCTTATAAACATACACATTTGTGTTTGTTGTTTGTGGGTCTGTACCAAATACTTTTGTGATATAGTTAGCTGAACCTGTATCAAATGATATAGTATTTTCTACTCCATCAATTGTTAAAGTAGCTCCAATAAAATCTGGTGTACCACTTAGTGATGCACTTGTTGGACCTCCTAAATCAAGGTTTAAACCACCTCTTGATGGTTTTAATACGGCGGCGGTAAGGTCACCAGCATTACTACTTGCGATTGAACCTGATAAGGTTAATCTAATAGATGAATGTTGGTATCCACCAATTCCTAAGACACGAACTATTGTGACAGCTGGAGCATTTTTGATATACTCCTTGACGGTGTAAGGTACATAGAAACGAGTATCTAATCCACCAAAGATATTTTCAAATTCTGAAAAACTTGTTACTTGTGTTGGTACGAAGGCCGGTCCTTTTACGGTCGGTCCAATTATTGCCGCACCAATATCAGCAATACCTTGTGGTAGGAAAGATAAATCCTTTTCTCGTGTAAATACACCTGGACTTACAATTCTTTCTGCCATTGGTTATTCTCCTAATTAATTAGTTAAAGTATGATTTATACTTACTATATAAGTATCATAGAAAAATCCCAAACGATATCCACTCAACGATTTTTTTTTAATTATTTTCGTTAGGTGTAAATTCACCAGTCTCAGGATTCAAATTACCTGCACCATATTTATCGGTAAGAGTTTTACTCAACTCTTGTTCGGTTTGTTGATTAGTAGTGTAAGCTGTTTCTATTTCAACTTTTCTTCTATCGAGAGCATCCAATTGTTGATTTAATTGTAATTTTCTAACCTCAATTGCACCCAACTCTGTTTGAACCGCACGATAAGTATTTGATAAATTATTCAGAGATTGAATTTCTTCCTCTGTGAATTTAATCGGTTGTACTTTTTCTGATTCTTTTTTAGCCATTTTTATAACTCCTATATTGGTTAAAACTATATATAAATATAAAACTAAAACACCAAAATGTTATTTTTTGTGTTTAAGTTTTTTTATTTCTTTTTCTAATTTTTTTGTTTTATTTGTTAATTCTTTGATTCCCTCAATCAGTAATGGTATAATTTTATCATATTGAACACCTTTGTATCCACTATCTCTATCCTTTACTGCTTCAGGTAAAACTTTTTCTAATTCTTGTGCAAGAACTCCAACATCGTGACCGTGATAAACTTGTTGTTTTTCATTCCAATCAAATTCATAACCACCTATTTGATTAATCTTTTCTATCGGTCTATGAATGTAAGTTAAATTATCTTTTAATCTTTCATCGGAAGAATTAAATGCGATTATATCACCACTAGCTCTTATAACTGAACCACTTATATTTCCCACAAAGAACGCATCTTTATTCGTATCAATCGTAACAGCAGTTGCATTATTTTGTACAAGTAAAACTTGAGTATTTGAATCTGAACCTATTCTTGTATCGTTACCAGATTGTTGAAATATTGCCGCACCAGCATTTGTATCATTAAGAAATAAATGTGGATTTGTAGCGTTAGCTATGGTAGCATTAGTTCCATTAATAGATACATTTCCATTGAATGTCGCATCACCATCTGTTTCTACTTTACCAAACGAACCAGTTGTGGTTGTTGAACCACTTATGTTTCCACTAGCGTGAAAAGAACCATTTACCTCTAAAGTTGATTGAGGATTTGTCGTATAAATACCGACATGACCACCAGATGCGGCTCGTTCTAAATAGATTTGATGATTATTTCCATTTGCCTCTATTATTCCATCACCACC